TATAATATAGTTTTAATATTTATTTATGTTTAAAAAACAAAAGGCTAAAAGCTAACTTTTATTACTAGCATTTAACCACTGAATAACATCTTCATTATTAGTTTTATTTGTTCTATCTCCATCTATAAACTTAGGCTCTCTAGCATCTTCTTTACTAATCTCATTTAATATATAGACGCATGCCTCATCAAAGCAAAAGGCTTCATAATCATTAGTCAATCCTATAATTTCACTGGGCCTTTGTCTATATTGTTTACTTATTGATATTACACTCAGTATTCTCTGACTCTTCACGAAAGGAGTCTAATTCACTAACACCTTCCTGTGTATAATTAAATAATGATACTATTTGCTCATCTGTAAGCTCTAATCCTACACTTTTTAAATCTTCTATAGAAGGTTCTACAAGTGCATTTTCAGCCATAATATACATAACATCTGTCATTTGTGCTAAATCAACATTCTCTTTTAAACTCTGTTTACCATAAAATAATTCCTCTGCTGCACTTAATAACTTGTTAGGTACTACTCCTTTTCTTACCAAATTTAAAAGAGATACTCTTTTAACTTTAGCATTAAAAGGTATCCCTTGGCTAAATTGTGGCAACTGGATTACTTCACCTTGAGCTACTTTCTTTAAATCTTCTATATTAGTTACTTTTAAATCCATTTATATACCCTCACTATCTAATTTTTATTGTTTTAAACTCTGTGGATAATGCTGTGGTTTTACCACTTCCATCTAATTTATTTATTTCTTTAGCTTCAGCAATATAAACTGTATCTATCACTAAAGAATCAGGTACAAATGTTACTATTTTCTTAGTATCATCTATAGTTACATTTCCATTCACTCTAGAATTATCAGATTTTCTTTTTATAATAAAGTTTTCTAAGTTAACATCATCTTGATTAATTTGGTTTGAAAAATTCCACACTACTCTATTAGTTATACTTACTCCTACATCTGGATTGTTATTTTCTACTTTTCCACCTTCTACTCCTATATCTTCAATTGGAGTAGACTCTCCTGGTTTTTCTGTATTATTATTTTCTTCTAAGCTATTTAAGAATTCTATTTCTACAGGCCTTTCGTTTCTAAATGGTATGCTTTCAGCTTCATATGAAGATACTAAAAACTTTCCATCTTGAATTTTATATTTAGCTGGCTTACCTTTACAATGCTTATACACGAATTTAACATATCCTGTAGTTCTAGAATAATCTTTTTCCTCTGTGAATATTTCCATTGTGAACGGATGCCTTTCTACTGCTATACCTACTTCTGTTCCACAATATTTATTATCTTGTATAGTTCCTCCATCTATTAAAGCCATAGTTTCTATATTGAATAGATTGTCTTTCATTTTTAACTTGTAACCTATAACAATATCATCTGTTTCATTTATTCCATAAATTTTATTTTTAATCCTTAATATATCTCTTTTTCCCTTACTGTTTATAGGCTCTATATCTATTTCATTACTTGTTTCTATTGTATGTTTTGTATTTGTCACCTCATCAATAAAATTAACTTTCACAACATTAACTAAAGTTTTTCCATTTGTCATTAAATTACCTCCTTAAACTTTTAAATTGTTGGTATTCTATGCTTGTGGTATAAGCTTGTACATCATAATCTATAATGCTTGGTGTTTCATTCCCTGTAGGTCTAAGATCTCCTATTTTTTTTAAAGCTTCTTTTAAATTTTCTACATAAAATTCCATAGTAGAATATTGATCTATAGGATTATAGACTATAATATCAAATAGTTTATACCCGGATATATTTCCAACTAAAGCATGAACACCATTTTCTTTTATAACTACATAATTTTCTGTACATTTGTTTCTCTTTTGTCCAGGAGCATACACATCATATCCTAATTTTTTTAAATATAAATATACTTTTTGCCATAAAGTCTCAGGTACAGTATTATTTATTATATCTTGCTGTATACAATCTCCTGGAACTTTGTAATTAAATTCAGACATTTACATCACTTCCCAAATAAATTACTCATCCCCTTAAGTATCTGTGGCTTAACTTATCTATAGTTGGTTTTAATATTGCATATTTTTTATCATTACATAATTCTAAAAATGGATAGCATTCCATATTTCCAGAAACATAAAAATTGCATTTATCACCTTCCCACTGTTTTCCACCTTTAATTGTTTCAGTATCCATACCTGATTGATCCTTCCATGGTGCATTTTTCTTAGCATACTCTTCCATATTTTTCGCAGCAATATCTGCATACATGCCTATGGATGTTTTAGATTGCATTTGAAATTCTGATAAGCCATCAATAACATCATCTATATTTACTTCTAATTCACTCATGTTATCACACCTTATTTAATATCATATCAAACACTAGGTTTTGAATATTTCCTGTGTCAACTATTTCATACTTAGTTCCATCTAATATAAAATAATCATCTTTTTGTATTTTAGAGCTTACATCATTATAAGTAATTAATAATTTGTCATTATATAAATTATTAAATTCCAGACCTTCCATAGAAGTTGTAATTATATTACTATTATTTCTATAATAATATCCTTTTATAGTGCATACATACACTTCATCTAGTTTTTCATCAAAAGCATTTTTACCTATTCTTAATATTTTTATTCCTCTTAATAGGCCTTTTTTTTCTAGTTGTTCATATATATTTTTGCTTATTTTTCCTCTATTCATATTAGCCATTAATGTTCATCAACTCTTTCCACAGAAATTTGATTCTTTAGACTCTTCTGTTCTTCTTTGAAATGTTCTGCTAGAGTTAACCAGTAAGCTCTATTACTTTGTAATTTTACACCTGCAACTTCTATACCATCATCTGCAATTGCCTTAAGAATACACCCTTTATAGCTTGCTTTTTCTACATCATTATTGTTGATTTCTAGTAGCAATTCTAGCTCTTTATCCTCAAAATAAGGATACTGTTTTTCTTGTAAATTAAATTTCAAAATCTCTAAGGTGTTCTCACTTCTTTCACCTTCCTCAGTTAAATTTTATTTCTCTAAGGTTACGAATTTTTCTGGAAATATCTTTAACAATAGTTTAATCATTTATTTAGCCAACTTATTACATAACCTTAAATCATCCTAATTATGATAAATTATTGAATATAGCTCACCCCCTATGTTTACTATACAACCTTTAAGTTTTCTTGAAATAAATAAGCATTAGATTTTATAAAAGACTTAATTTATAACTTTACTTCTGAGAAGTTATAATCATTAAAATTTATTTTGCAAATCTAATGCATTATTTAAGGGTAATAAAATTTTTAGTCCAAATTATTTTAGTTTTTTAACTTATTCTTAAAAGCTGTAGATTTTAATTTGGTTTCATAATATTTACTTATTTTTCAAATGAATACTTTGCAGTTGTCTTATACAATAAAACCTCTGCTATTTTTATAATACTATTATATTTCATTTAAATACTTTATTTATCCCAACTTTGTCCCATTGTTGTCCCAAAATATTTTTATATTATAAGGTTATTCAATTGTGCTATACGTTCTACTAATTCATTCTTTTTTCTATAAGCTGTACTCCTTGCTCTTCCAAACATTTCTACAGCTATCCAATCTACACTTTTATTTTCTCCATACTTAAACTCTATAAATTTTTTATTCTCTCCATTTAATGATGAAAGATTATCTTCCATTACGGATATTTCTTCCTCTATTTCTCTTATCTTATATTCTACTTTTCCTTTTTTCTTAATCTTTTCTCCTAGCTCTATTTCTAATCTTTCTATTTGCCTTACTAGCTCCCTCTCCGCATAGCTTGTTCCATTACTAGAGGTTTGTACTATTTCATCATATGTTCTACTTCTAGGTTCTTCTTCTAATGTTACATTATTATTTTTAATTTTATCCATTATAATTTCTATTCTATTAGAAAGATGCTTGACTCTATTTTTTAGTTTATCTAATTCTTTTTTACTTCTAAAATACCTATATAATCTTTCTTCTGTTTTTATATATAATTTTTTATCTAACATATCTAGCCTCCTATAATAATTCTTTATTATTATATTTCCCATAACTATAATGCTACTTTTTCATATCTTTAAAGATTTTTAGAAATACCTTTTCATTTAGACTTTATATACTTTGTTACACTTCTTTATTATTTTTGTTTAGCTCATATATCATTATTTCTTTTCTCATAATATCTAAAGCTTTTTGCAAGTCTTTTATTGTAAAATAATGATTAACCACTTCATCCGTCCATCTATTTTTTCCAACACCTAAAATTTCTAATTTCTCTTGATATTTGTCTAATAAATTCATATTTTCCTTTAATAATTCCTCATAATCTATGCTTTTCTTTACATACTCTTTTAATAAAATTTTCAGTACTTTATTTTCTTCTTTAAATGACTCTATCTCCTCAAAAACTTTACTTTCTATTTCTTTAACTAATACAGTTGACATCTTATCCCTCCATCATACTTAATTTTCTATTATATTATTCAGGACAATCAATATTCTTACTTTAATAATTCTTTTAATATTTCTGTTTTCTCTTTAGCCTTTTCTTCTCTTATATTTTTACCATCATTTAAAATAGGAGTGCACATTTCTAAAATTCTATAGTATGTCCTTTTTTCATATCTATTTTTAAGCTCCATAAGAGATAAATTTGTTGTAATTATAAGTGGTAATCCATTTCTATATCTACTATCTAAAATATTATAGATTTTAGTTCTAGTCCATTCTGTATCCTGTTCTGTCCCTAAATCATCTATTATCAATAGATCTGCATTATCTAATCCTCTTAATACATCTTCTTCTACTTCTTTCCCCCATTTTTTATATGTGTCTTTAATTCTATTTAATAAGCTATCTGCATTTACACATATAACTGGTAACATTTTTTCTATAAGAAAATTTGCTATACATGCCACAGTATAGGTTTTACCATTTCCTGGGGAACCATATAATAAAAGTCCTACAGATTCTTTTTTCATGTTTTCAAATTTTTTAGTATATTTATTAGCTATTTTATACATTTTGTCATTACCTTTGGTAAAATCCCAATTTTGAAATTTACTATTTCTAAATTTTTCATCTATTAAACTATTTTTAATAATCCTTTTTAATCTTAATTGCTTTTCTTTATTTATTTCTTCTTTTTCTTTTGCTATTAGACCTTCCCTCTTACATTTGCACATTACAGGACCTTTTATACACCTATTTAACCCTGGAATATAAGTAATCTTTTCAATAGCTTCTCCACATATAGAACATATTTCAACTCTTTCATTTTTATCATCAATATTATAATCCAATTCCCTGCTTTTTAAGGTCTTCTCCAAAGCTTCTCCTACTTGTTTCATATACCTCGCCTTCTCTCCATTTCTTACTTATCTCGTTTTTCTTTACATCCTGTGGTAATTTATATCCCTTATTTATCCAGCTTTCCAAAATTGACATTGTATATTTTAAAGCCTTTTATTTTGCCCTGTTCCTGTTCTCTTTTTTTTGTAATATTTAATGCATATATTAATAAATCAGTATAATCTTCTTTAGCCATAACTTTTAATACTTGATTTAAATAAGTAGCACTTATTTGCCTATAAAAAGTATTAAAATATGCTTCATTGATTTTATCTAAATTTTTTCTTATATCACTCTTTCTATCTTCTTTTATATCTATATCTTCTATATCTATATCTTCTATATCTATATCTTCTATATCTATATCTCTGCCGTTACTTAGCGTTTCATGTAACATTACACTTTTTTTTATTTTCATTACTTTTTGAAACTTCCCCCTTTTAGCTTCTTCCAATAGTTCTTTTTTCTTAGCTCTATGTTTAGCTACCCTTTGTCTTGTTTGTTGTCTAACTTTCTCCATACCTTCTATGTTTTGATGTTTGGACCAGTTAGTTATTTTTATTAATTTATTTTCTTGTATTTGTATCATGCCAAACTCTCTAAGTACTTTTAATGCGAATCTTAAACTATTTAATGGTCTATTAAAAATTGTGCTTAACATTTCTTCTGTATATGGAACATCATCATTTAGAAAAATATATCCATTTGCATTTGTTTTACCTGCTTGAACTAAAAGCCTTATCCAAATATAATGAACAGTATCTCTTTCTGGCATAGCATCTATTAATTTTATTTTTTCGTCATCAAACATATTAGTTGTTATCTTTATCCACTTAACTTCTGCCAACATATCACCACTTTCTTTTTTATCCATAGTATACAAAATAAAATATTTCCATATATAAATTAAACCGTAATTTATATAGTTTTTATACTTGTCCAATAATTATTTATTTACTATGTTTACCACCACTTCCATAATTCTTGATCAATTAATTCATTTGGTGTAATTTTTAATGTTTTGCATAGATTACAAATAACCTTTAGCCTGGATTTTCATATTTACCTTCTTCTAACTCTGTAATATAACTTCTAGCTATTTTACTTTTACAACTCAATTTTGAAATAGATAAGTTTCTCATGTTTCTATATTCTTTTGTTTTTATTACTGCCACTTGAGGACTCCTCCTTAGGATTTATTCCTCTCAATATTAAACTATAAATTTTCAAGTATTCTTAAAGTTTACTATTTCTTTTAAAAAAAAGTTCATCTATAGTAGTATTAAAAAAATCCGATATAATTTTGGCCTCATTTAAAGTAAAAGGTTTTTTGCCATTTTCCTTAAAGTTATAAGTATTTAGAGCTACTCCTATTAGTCTTGCTATATCCTCTTGTTTTGCACCCTTTAAGCATCTATAAGCTTTTAGTTTTTTTGCTGTTACCATAAAGCTCACCCCCTTAATAGCTATTTTTAAGTAAACTATAAGAATACTATCTATATTTCTATTATAATCAACATTTAGAATACTTTCAACGATATTTTATTATTTTTTTCAAAAAATATTCTTATAGTTTACATTAGTTTTAAAAAGTCAACATATGGTTTATAATATAGTATAAATAAAGGGGTGAAAAAGTTGGCAGAAATAAAAGATAGGTTGAAATGTGAAAGATTAAGAAAAGATTTAAATCAAACTGAATTGGCAAAACTTCTAAATGTATCAAAACAAACAGTTTCTAATTGGGAAAATGGTAACAGGATTCCCGATACTCTTACCTTATCTAAATTAGCTGACTTCTTTAATTGCTCCGTAGATTATATTTTAGGAAGATCTGAAAATAGAAATGGTATAATTTCTAAAGCTAATATAGATGGAAATAATTATGAATTTGAATTAGATAAGAACATATTTCCAAATGGTATAACCAGAGAACAAATGATAAATTATATTAAAGAGCTAGAGGAAAGAAATAAAGAGTTAGAAAAAGAAGCTGATTTATCTAGAAAATTAAAAGAAGCTGGCTTTAATTTCAATCCAAATAAATAAAATACATTAAAAATTAATTATCTGATATTAAAATGCAGATATGTAAAGCTAACAATCATATATGTTTGTTAGCTTTTTATTTTGTCTAAAAAAGTAAATACTTGTCCTTAAATTCTGTATACAGACAATTACATTTTCAAAATAAATATGTAATAATTTTCACATAAAGTAATTTAATTATAAAAACTTGCAAATTTTATTAAAACATATTAAAATATACTTGAACACATGTTCGATTTAGGAAAGGGGTCTTAATTTATGTTTAATTTTAGTGGGGTATTAAGTATAAAAAAGATGGGAAATAATATATGAGAAAAAGATACCTTTACACTGAATAAAGAAAAAACTTCTTATGAAAAATTCACTGAAGATAAAATAAAATTAATGCAGGAAGTTAATGTATAATGTAAAAATATATAACTATTATACTCATAGATTCAACAAAAACATTTTTCTATAAAACATTAATAATTTCTAAACAGTTAATTGATATATTAAAATAGCATCCTAGGCATAACAATAGATCTATCTATAAGATTATAGTAAAAATTAGCAAAACCTATTAAATAAATGTTATTTTATTTTGATAATTATACTAACATAAAACAAAAGACCTTGGGAAACTAATCCAAAGTCTTTAAACATGTTTATA